AATTCCTAATACTGGTAATTCTTCAAAATCTGCAGGTACTGCACCTAAAAATAAGAAATCTTTATATTTTGCTTGATATTGAGATACAACATCATTAATATCTGTTGTTGACAACCATTCATATTTTTTTTCAGGACCTTCTGGTCTAAACGTATTTTCTAAAATATCATCATCATTCATTGCTTTTACAAAATCTAATCTTAACCAACAAGTTTGTTCATTACATTTATCACTTAATTTTTTTTCTAAAATATTAACTAATTCTGATTTATTATCAGTAATATTAATTTTATCTTTTGCTTTTTTATTATAATTTTCTGCTATAGCTTTTAAAGATTTTAAACTAAAACATGATCCGTCCTTAAAATTTTTACTAGGGGCACATTTTTTATCCATATTAAACTAATTATATTAAACTAGAAATAATTTTATAGTTTAAAATTAAAAAATATTGTCTATATTTATATATATATGAGTGAAGAAACTTACACTGCTTCTATTTCTCCAGCAAATTCATTAACTGCTACATTTTATTCAATTACAAAAACTTTACCAGACTCATCTAATAATGATATTTATAAATTGTCTACTATAAATTATCCAGACCAAGTACCTTCTAAAGACAAAGATGGATATTTACTTCCTAATGCAATAAATCAAGCTATTTTTATGAATCAATCTCTTTCTTGGTGGATTACTAATTTAAATAATGGAAAAATTCAATATAGACCAATTAGTAATACAGTTAATTGGGTATACATATCAACAGAAGATATTTATATTTCAATGGATATTAGTACATTAATAATACCTAATAAAACGAAAAGTATGGAAACAAATACTGAAACACATACTTTAACTATTACATTTGAAGATAATAATTGTATATTATTAAAATCTATAAGAAAAACAATGATGTTACCTACAAATAATGGTGTCACTGGTCAAACTGGTCCAATTGGTCCAACTGGTCTAACTGGTTCTAATTAATAAAAATCTTATTTTACACAGTAATAATATATTTATTTAACCATTCCTTTATTTCTTCTTTATTATTCATACTAGAAGTTTCAACTTTAGCTTCAGAATGAATATATTTAAATATTAATTCTAAGTTAGCTGTCTCTTTATCAAAAAAATCTTTTTCAAACATATCTAAATCTAAAATTACAGGTTCTGGTTTATGTTTATATGCATTTATTCCAATTAGATACCTAAATGGCATATGTGAGTCAAACCATTCATTTTTAATAATTTTAATAGATTCAAATTTTTTTTGAAATAATTGAATCCATATTTTTGTTCTTGAATTACGAAATGTAAATAATTTAATAATTACTTTTGAACCTATTTTAATATGATCTAAAAAAATATTAATTAAATCGAGATTATCCAAATGTTCATTTTCTAATTCTGCTAAATTTTTTAATTTAAATGGAAATTCTATAAAATAACAAGATTTTTCTAAAAATAAATTATCATTAGTTAAATCTAAATCATTAATTAAATAAATTTTTTTTAATTTATTTTTATACAAAAGTTTATATAACATATCTAATTCAGATTTTTTTTCAGAAATCCAGAATAAATTATGAAATTCACCAAATGTTAAAGAACATAGTTTAATAAAAGAAGGAACAAAATAATGATTTGTTTTAAGATAATCTAATAATAAAAAATATGGATTTAATCTATATGACCAGCATTGAATTAAATTTAAATTTTTTTCAAGTATATTAAAAAATTTATTATAATCCATTTGAGTTAATTTATTAATATGAATATAAGGGGATATTTGTACGGAGCTTATTCTAAAATTTTCAGATAAATGATTTAAAAAATTAATAAAATAGTCTTCTTGAGATATACTATTTGTTTCTTTTATATTTTTTTTTTTATAATCTTTTTTACTTATATTTATATTAGAATCTACATTAGAACCTACAAATTTATCAAAATCTTCTATCCAATTATTATATTTCCATTTAGGAATATCAATTAATTCATCATACCAACAGAAAAAATCACTAGATTCAATTGTAATTACTTTTTTCTTATTTAAAATTAATTGTTCTAAGAAAATAGGATTATTTGGGTCTTTAATAATTATATTAGTTTCTCCAATAATTTGTTTGCCTTTGAAATATGAATCTACTAATATAAAATCTAATTTTTTACCTTTATAAAATGGATGACTTTTATATTCAAGTATTTTATTATAAATAGATTTAGTAACACCTAAATCTATTCTAGATTTTTCAAAAATAAATAACAATTTATCTGTTTCTTCAAAGTTAACATTAATATTAAATAATGGAACCGAAAAATCAAACATTTTATAACCAGATGAAAATGAAACTATTGGAAAATAAAATGGATAATTGTGTTGTTTTAATTTTACTCTAGTTCTTTCATTATAGTAGGTATATGGTTCATAACCTTTTTTAAATAAAACTGGTTTTGGTAAAAAATTTATAAATAAAATTACTTCACCTTCAAAATATTTTATATTTTTTTCTATAAAATGCTTAATATATTTAATTAATTGATAATCTATTTTTTGTATTAATTCAACATTTTGAAAAATATTAAAATCTTTTAATTTATTTGTTTTAATATGAACATAAATACCAGCACCAATTACATTAAATAAATATAAAAATGTTTGCACTAAGATATCTGATGTAAAATTAGAATAAACTGAATCAACTAATCTTGTCTTAATTTGGTTTAATAAAATTATACCTTTACATTTTTTAGGTATTTGTAATAAATCTATTTTTATTGGTAATTTAGAAATAAATTTATTTGGATTTATATTTGATTCCATTATTTAATAATAGTTATTTTTTGATATATACTTTTTTCTAAAGTTTTCCATATTTTTTCATTTTCTACTAAAAACCAACTATTTATATTTATTAGATTATTCTGTTTGATAATTTTTATCAAATTATATGTAAATGCACCAACAATAATATTATTTTCTTTATTTAAATTATTTAAATTAAAATATGATTTATAAGATGTAAAATTTGGTTTTATAAAATTAAAATCTTGAGGATTATAAATAGCTATACTTTCTGATGATTTTTCATTATTTTTACAAGAAGCTAAAATAGAAACATTTTTAATTCTTTGAAAATTTTTAATTAATGGATAACTTCCAGAATAACAGCAATCTAATATAAAATATATATTTAAATCATTAATAAAAATATCATTAATTAATTCATATATTTCTAATGCATTAACTATTTTGTCGGCAAATTCTAAATTTCCACCAAAAAATCCATGTCCTGAAAAATAAATAACTAAATTTTTTATACTTTTATTATTTTTAAATATTTTTTCTAAATTTGATGTTGTTGCTTGTTTTCCAATTAATAAAAATTTTTTATTGGTTTGTTGAGAGGTTTGTTGAGAGGTTTGTTGAGATGTTTGTTGAGAGGTTTCAGGGGGTTGATTAAGTTGCAAGGTTTCAAATAAATTATAAAACATAATTGCGTCATTTTCACATCCAAGTAAATGTTTTGAATTATTTCCAATAAAAATGGTAATCATCATAATAGGTTATAAAAAAATTTATAAATGGTTAAAAATTTATAAATGCTTAAAAATATTTAAAATTCTTTTTTTCTAATGTTATTATATAAATGTCTAATTATCAAGATAAATATTTAAAATATAAAAACAAATATTTAGCTTTAAAAGCTCAAATATCAAATTCTTCTGAACAAAATAGTTTATTTTTAAAAAATTCAGAATCGAGTTTAATAAATAATATGCAAGTTAAAATTCTTAATATGTTAGGTGGTTCAAACAATCAACCTGAATTAGAAAATATGGAAGGTACTGAAACAAATGTAACTATAACAAGTAATCAACAAAATATTAAAGAAAATAAAAAAGAAAATGCTGAAGACAAAGCTGAAGCAGAATCATCTAATGTTGAAGAAAAATTTAATCCAAACTTAAAGGGTGGTGCAAGAAAAGCTGTTAAAGCAACCAAAAAGAAAAATGATAATTATAAAAAACATTTTTTAGATGATTCAGACATTAAAGACGACTCAGATATTTCTACATCTGAAACTCCATTTTCATCTAGTGATTTAGATTGGTAATTTTAAAGTTTTAAGTTTAATTAGTTTAAAACGGTAAAATATATAAAAATTGAATTATTTTCATTTAAAAAATAATTATTATTATTAATAATGATAGAAATAACAGGAAAAGAACAATTAGAAGAATTTATTTGGGAAAAATTTAACAATAATAAAATTGTAGTAATTTATTTTGGTGCAGATTGGTGTGGACCTTGTCAAACATTAAAAAAGAAAATTTCATCAGACGAAACTATAAATGAAATGCCTGATTTAATAGTTGGTCATTTAGATATTGACGATTCCCAAAATGAAGAAGTTAGCGAAAGATTTTCTATTAAATCATTACCTACACAAATATTTGTATCATTAAAAGGTACTCAAATTGTAGAATTAAAAAGAATTATTGGATTAGATTGGTCTAATTTTAAAATGACATATGCTGAAATAGACGAAACAAGAAAGAAAAACAATAATGGAGAACAACCAACCGAACTAGGTAAACCAAATGAACCTGAAGGGTCAAATGCTAACTTATATGATGAATCAAAGATTGTATATGATGAATAAAAAAATTGTAATTTATTTATATAAAAATAATATTAAATAGTGTAATGTTAATTTCACCATTTAAAATTAAACAATTCAACATATCATCTACTTGGGTGTATAATGTTCCAACTAATACTGATTGTACAATTTGTAGATGTAATCTTAGTACTCCTAGTATTTATAATCAAGAGAAAGGTATTGATTCTTATGTAGTGTCAGGAGATTGTTTACATTCGTTTCATCAAGAATGTATTAAACCTTGGGTTGATAAAAATAAATCTTGTCCTATTTGTAGTAAAAATTGGAATTATTCTAAAAAACCAACAGATGATCAAATATTATCATCAAAAAATATGAAAATTAATTTTGATAAGAAATTAGATAGTATTAAAGATAGTAGTGGTTATAAAACGGTTATTGATAGTAGTGGTTATAAAAATATTATTGCCATAAGTGATAAAAATAAAGAAGATAACTTAAATAACATTAAAAATTATGAAAAAATTAAAATTCAAATGAATAAAAACTTATATAAAAATATTACTGATAGTAGTGGTAATATTATTGATAGTAGTGGTAATATTACTGATAGTACTAGTAATAATTTTAGCGATAGTAGTAATTATAAAATGTTTATCATTAACAAAATCTTGAACGAGACTTATGGAGATAGTAGTAGTAATCAAATTACTAATGATAATAGTGGTAACCAAATTAATATTAATATTAATGATGAATTTATTAAATTACCAAAACAAGCAGTAGATAGTAATGGTATTCCAAAAATAATTAAAATTGTAAAAAATGTAAAAGATGCAAAAGATGAAGTAAAAGATGCTAAAGAATTAAAAGATGAAAAATATAGTATGGTAAATATGAAAGATTTATGGAAAGAAAAAAAAGTAGAACAATTAAAATATCATATGAAAATGAAATATAAAGATTCTGATAAGAAAATTGATGATTCATTAGAATATAAATCAGTTAAAGAATATATAGATGATTCATTAAAAGAATCTATAGAAAAAAAATATGCAAAAGATTATATTTATGATAAAACAAAAAAAATTAATATTATTAATAAATCATCAGAAAGTACGACTGATGTAAAAAAATTATATATTGATAAAATGATTACAATGTTTAAACAAAATGTAAATGATAACAAAATTGATACACCTCCGCCTGCTTGGGATTCTGATTCTGAAGATAATGCTAGTACAGATGATGGTAAAAATGAAGAGGACTATTAATTTAAAGACTAATTTATTTTATTATATAATGAAAACATTCTATAATAAATTAGAACCAACATCTATTGAAGTTGGATTAGATGAAGCAGGTCGTGGTCCATTGATTGGTCGTGTTTATGCTGCAGTAGTTAATTGGGGTGATACTCCAGAAAATATTGCTGTTAATGATTCAAAGAAATTATCTGCTAAAAAAAGAGCAGATGTTTTGAAATGGATTCAAACAAATGTTGATGAATGGGCTGTTGGTTATGCTGAACCAGAAGAAATAGATGAAATTAATATTTTGGAAGCTACTAAATTAGCAATGACACGAGCATTAGATGAACTAACTTTCAAACCAAATTATGTTATTATTGATGGTGTTGGATGGGAGAAGAAATTTAATCAATATAATTTAACGTCAATAGTAAAAGGAGATTCCAAATTTTATTCTATTGCGGCTGCATCTATATTAGCAAAAGAATATCACGATGATTATATTAAAAAAATATGTTATGAAAATAAAGAATTAAATGAAAGATATGATTTGTTAAATAATATGGGATATGGTACTAAGAAACACATAGAAGGTATTCAAAAATATGGATTATCTAAATTTCACAGAAAAAGTTTCAAATTAAAGTGATCTTTAAGTTTTTATTTCAAATACTTTTTTTAATAGAATCCTCTCTCTCTCGCTAGCAAAAAGTGTAATTCACTTTAAAGTGAATTTCACTTTTTTAAAAACATTTAAGAATATAAATTATATTATATTATATATAAATAAAAAAGTTAATGGTACATATCTGTCAATATTGTAACAAAGAATATAAAAGTTCTGCTTCAAGATGTAATCACATCAAAAAATATCATAATCAGTCTGACATCAGCCAAACAGACGATCATCAGCCAAAAAATCAGCCAGAAAATCAGCCAGAAAATAAATATAAATGTTCAAAATGTGAAAAAACATATAAACATATTCAAAGTAGATGGAAACACGAACAAAAATGTAAAGAAAATATTAATAAAAATATAGATTTAGAAGATACTGTTATTGAAATGAAAAAAGAAATGGAAAAAATGAAAAATATTATATCTACTATGGAAATAAATCCAAAAACATTAAATAAAAATATAAACAAAGGGACTATTATAAATAATAATAATTATATAATTCCTTTATCACAACAAAATTTAACAGATGTATTATCGAAATCTGAAAAATTAATAATATTGAATTCAGGTAGTTCAGCACATCTAAAATTAACCGATATGTTATTTAAGAAACCAGAGTATGAACCATATAGAAATGTTTATATTACTAATTTAGCAAATGATATTGGATATATTTATGACGATAAAGATAAACGTTTTATTGTAAAGAAGAAGAAAGATATAATTGATGATTTCGGTCACGAAAGAATGTCTGATATAGAACTATTTTATCAAGAAATGGAAAATAAGATTCCTATAGCAAAATTAGAAAAAATGAAAGAGTTAGTAAAAAATTATTTTAATGATAAAAATTTTAAAGATTTAAAAAATAAAGAAATGTTAATTACTTTGTACAATAATAAAATTAATGTAAAAAAAATTTATGATATTATGAATCAGGAGAAGGAAATTGAAATATAATTATTTATTTTCTTTTAATATTAGTGGAAAAATTACTTCTCTATCTCGTATAATTTGTTCAATATCGCCTATTCTACTATAACCAAATTCATTTTCCATAAATAACTCATCTAATCTACCATCAGCAAATAATGCAGATATTTTTGATTGTTCTA